ACGCACAGCTTGTTCAGGACTAGCGACGATCTTCGACATGTCGATGTCAACAGCGTCCATAGGCGTTGGAGCGGTTGAGAACACCACGCATGTGTCTTTGGCGGCAATGCGAATGTTAGTGACATAATCAGGCATATCGCGTAGGTCTGTATCATGCACAGTGAAGTAACGAAACGCTGACTTGCATGCGTCGAACGCAGGTATCTCGATGTTACTACTTGCATTACCCGGATCGACCAATGGCATGACCCAATCAACACGTGTGAAGTCTATCGTCAACGGCTTATCTCTACCGTTGCTGCATATCAACTCTTTGCCGAAGATGTCACTCGCAACGATGTCCGTCTGTGTCCAACCAATGCGTGTGTTGTTCTGTGCGAACGCTATTGCATGGCTCAATATACGCTGTGCGTTCTTATCACGATCAACGCGAATGATCTCGCCTGTGGATGACCAGATGATGACGTAGTTGGCGAAGTACTTACACTCCACCGGCTCACCGCCTAGCATGAATGTATCGTGTGTCCAATTGATCGTATCTGCGCCACTCGTACCACTACCTGATGGTGAGTTAGTAACGACGATTTCGAATTGATTGGCGTTGAGAATACGACGCACACCATGCACACGGTTCATCATCTCAGGTGAAACACCGAGGAATGATGTATCCCATCCGCTGATGGTGATATGCGACATCGCCGTGGTGGCAGGATGATTAGTCCAGTTAACTGTTACTATTTTGTTCTCTAATATGGTGGTGATAGTGATGCTAGCTGTGCCTGACGTCGCCGTGCCTTGCTTCAACTTCAACCACATCTCAAAGCCATAGCGCGGACCTACGCGACGGTCTGTGTATGTGACCATGTTGTCGAATATAGGAGCGAACTTCGATGTGAGGTTCTGCTCACTATCGACCACGTTCAACCCACCACCGAAGTCTCGTATAGTAGTGTTCTGTAGCTTCGCAGTAGGTCGCGGCTTCTTAGGTCTACCTAATGGTTTGTGCGTGCGAATAGACATCTGCACCATTATCAGGTCCACCTGTTAACAGTCGAACGCGTTGACGGGATAGTATCTAGTGGGATGTTGAATTGACCACGGTTGTATTGACTGAGTGCATCTTGGAACAGTGCTTTGAATTTATCACTATCACCCGGATTAGTGCCGTCGCCTTCTAACACATCCCAGCATGTGCCGAGTATCAGCAACTGCGTATCCATGTATATTTCATCGCTATCCTCTTCGAAGTCTTCAGGCTTTACTCTATACGTTACATACACTGTGCCAGTTGTAACAACCGGCAAGACCCTGAATAGCTTCGGTGAGTTCATACCAGCGGGACATATGCTGGGATAGCTGATGTCTGTATGTCTGACGTTCATAGGCGCGAGAGGCATCGGCTTATGCGAGTTTTCATGAAACACACTATGCAGATCACGCCAATCTCTAATCGTGCCTGCTAAGTCAGTAGTGATGAAGCCGTTCACGCCGTCTAATACATGCGGCTCCTGATATACCATATACTCAGGTATCCAATACTCTCTGAACAGCAGATCGAACTTGTGTTGTATAGCTAGCTGTATGCGTGGCTCTGCGTATATCTGTGCATCCAACCCCTCAACCAACGCTAATCGCTGTAGAACCTTCGTCACAAGATCGCCGAATGTGATCATGATTTGTTCCACACCTTATATATAGCGCGTAGTTAGCCCCCACGTTGCTACATGCGTGAGGGCTAACTCGTTAACAACGTTACTCTTTCTTGCTTTGATACCCGGTAGTCTTCGCACCAGCCTTGTCAGCAGGCGCGGTACTCGTCATCTGGCTCTTCTTGATTGTCACCGTCGTACCATCTGCAAGTGTAGCGACGACACAATCACCGTCCTTCTCGTAGCCAGGATCAGTTGCAATAGCATCACGCACTGCAACGATGTTCTGGCCACCGTATTGCTGCGCATATTCCGCAGTCATGCTAACCTCCTAGTGTTGAGTTGTTAGTTGCTTTACGCGTTTACACGATTACGTGTGCAGAGCCGTGCAAGTTACTGCGATCAACGAAGCACGAGAAGCGATAGGTACGCACACCATCCGGCGCCGCTGCTGGCGTATACGCACCACGCGGATCACCAGAGGTGAGTGACTGTGTGACTACACCAGCCAACAACGCGCCTGCTGCTGCTGCAACGTCACTCGTCATCTCACCACTCATCGAGGTATGGAGCACCTTATAAGGCACACCCAAGATAACACCAACGCCGATGCTGAATGTCCCAGACGCAGGCACGCTAACATACGCAACGTCTTTGAACATCTTCTTACTGACAACAGCACCTGCGATGAGTGTGACGTTCTCTTTGATAGCCTGACCGAGGTAGTCATAGCCGTAGATCACACCAGCACCACCGGCGCCAGCAGTAACAGAGATGCTACGACCATAACGGCCCATGAGGAAGTCAGTCTGCGCTACTGCTGGCACGACATTGCCTGCTGCTGCGAGAACCTGACCGTTAACAAGCACACCCGCGCCTGCCGTAGCAACAGCGGGAATGTCTACAGTCGTGATACCGTCAGTGCCAACATCAGCCGCGTAGCAACAATCCGCTACACGGTGATTAACACGACGCATGCTAGGAACGGCGACTTGAACAGCCATAGTTATTTATCCTTCTCATCTACCTGCTCTACATCTGGCATCGAGTTGAGCAGCTTGTTGACGATATCAGGGTCACCTTCAAGCAGCTTCGTCACTGCTTCCAGTGCCTGTTTCTGTCTATCCGATAGACCACCACTAGCCTGCACCATACCCACAGGAGTATCATCGCCACCTTCTACCAACATCGGCACAAGGTTGCGATCTAAACGCAAACGCAATGCATCTTCATGTGTGAGGAACACACTGTCGCCGCGCAGAGTGCGAACCATGTATCCTTCAATCTCAACAACAGTAGGCACGATGCGAAAGCCGATCTCGTCTTTGACGGTGCGATTGACTGTAGTCGTTCGCTTCATCGGCTCAATCGTGTACGCAGGCACAGGACGTTTGCGCTCGTCCATTGACATCGCCTGCATAGGACGATTAGCGAAGCTCACTACTGGTGTTTCTGAAGAAGCCATCGTGTTGTAACTCCTGCTATACAGCGTATAAGCTAGTTAGTCTTAGTCGTTCACCACTGCATGCGTGCGGTATTGCTTCCACGTGCAGAACTGGCACTGCGTAATAACGCGCTGCCCGTAGCCGTCGATAGTCCACGGTGCTGTGAGATCGACGTTCTTCATGTTGTTGTCGCCGAGGATGTGCAGACGCAGGTAAGTGTCGTTGAGGAAGTATGCACGATCCACAGGACAGCTTTCGTCGTAGATGATAGGAACGCCGTTGTGGCTTACACCATCAAACCCAAGATCCATCATCCGCTTACCGGAGGATGTGTTGGTGAGAGGGATAGTAAGCTTTGCACGCACTGCTGCACGATACAGGCGATAGTGATTGCGCCCAGTGATGATGACCTTCGGACGTTCTGTGCCCTGCTTGAGGTCGAGAAGTACGTCATCATAAGCTTCTTCGATGTTCGTGCTGTTGAGAGTACCCATGAAATCGTAGGAAGACGATCTCCACTGTACCTCCGCTGCACGATCCACACCAGCGAGAGAGCCGGTAGTAGGGTCATCAGGGACAAGTAGTGATAAGCCGTTAGGATCGTTGCCTCCACCGAAGCCGTAGAGGTACATGCTGAATTTCTCTTTAATGCTGAGTTCGAGAGCTTCCAGCTTGCCCTGAAGCAGCTTAACAGCAGCTTGTTCACCCTTATTCTCGTCTTCCTCCTGATTAGAGATGATGACCGTGCCAGCAATGCGCGACCACCGATATTCGAGCTTGATGAACTCTTGCGTCTGTTGCACCGGGAGTGCGTCATAGTACTGATAGCTCCCCACAGTAGGGTTACGACCAGTGAGCAGTGGATTAGTGATGTTATACCCACTGCTTTCGTTCTCGATACGATCACGTGCGAAGCACCACGCCATGAGTGCGTTGCTTTGCATCGCAGCGACGATCAACTTCTTCCTGCTACGCTCAATCGTCGTAGCGAGGACGTTCTGGAGTACAGGCATCTGCCTTATGTCCTATTTGGAGTTAAGCTCCGTGAAGACAGCCGATGCAATGTCGCGCCAAGGCGTGTTGCTGCGGAAGTCTCCACCCTGATTGCCATTCATACGTTGAGCACTTCCGCCTGATGGACTAACACCGCGCATATCACCCGGTGTTGATTGTCTACGTCCACCACCACCGCGTTGGCGCCTCATAGCAGCCTCAATCTGCGGCCTGAGTGGTGAAGTAAAGTCCATACCACGACGTTCTACCCAACTACGTAGCTCGAAGTAAGCACGTTCAGGCGTCAAGCCATGATTGCTCACCAAGTTTGAGATTTCCACACCATGCGTTTCAGCATGTGGGTGTTGTTGTACGAATTGCTCCATCTGCACCTGAGCAGTTTCAGCAATACGTTCCTGTTGCTGCCTTTGTTTAGCAGCTTGCTCGACTGGACCTAATCTGCGGTCAAGTTCGTTCGTAATGACGCGTGCATTGATCTGCGGTACGGCGTCATTGCCGAATATGTCCTCCATCGTAGCGCCTGCTGCAAGAACACGCGCAATGATGTCACGAACTGCGAGAATTGGGTTACTCTCAGCCATAGCACGTAGCTGCAAAGCCTCGCGTGCCATAGTTGGTGATAAGTTGTGCTGCTTCATCACCTGATCGATGCCTTGATAGGCTTGCAGGTGCTGTTGCATCGCCTTAATCTGGCGAGCGGACTGGTTAGCAGCGTACTGAGCGCGGTTTAGGTTATAAGCTAGCTGCTTTTCACGCCGCGTTGCCGCAACAACCTCACCATTGCGACCAAGTAGCTCGCCTTTAGGCCCTTTACGCGGTTTATCTGTGAAGAGTTGGTCTTCTTTACTTTCACGTTGCGACGGATGACGATCACTGCCGGTTTCTTGTCGCTGTTCGCCTGTCTGATCACCACCTTGGTCATCTGTAACACCCTGCGGATGACTAAGTGGCAAGTCTAACTGACTTTGATCACCACCACTGTCGCCTTCTTGACCCTGCGAGGGTTGATCTTTGATGCCAAAGCTGTCGCCAACAGCAGTCATCAGGTCTTTATCTTCGCCAGGCATTATAGCCTCCACGTGTTAGCGGTTAATCTTGCCACAATCAGCGCAACGCCAGAATACGGACTTCTTGTCGTAGTCGATGTCACCAAAACACCAACCAGACCAACAACGTAAGCCCCACAGGTTGCGCCAGTAGCGTAGCTTCGTCATGCAGCAGCGCCTTGTTGCAGTTGTTGCACCACTTGCGTAGCTATTTCAGCCATACTCTTGCCGCGTGCTAGCTGTATACCGACTTGTTGCTTGATTTCAGGCGGCATACCGTCGATAAGTTGCGCCACCTGTTGCACAATCTGCGCGATATTGTCAATTTCCAAACCACCGCCTGCCTGTCCACCACCGCCACCTGCCTGTTGTCCACCCTGCGCCTGTGCGCGTGCTTTCATAGCCTCAATCACCATCTGCTGACGACGATCTTGGCCTTGTTGTGCGCCTTGTTGGTCTGCTTGTTCACTCTGTTGTTCTTCAGGTGTCGGGCCTGATGTTTCTTTCATGATGCCTTTGTAGATAAGCTCCCAGTCTTCTCTGCTGACG